CCACCCCGCCCCCGCCGCCCCGCCCGCGCGTCCGCGGAGGGTGGCGTGTGCCTGGAATTTGAAAAGGAACACATCATGTCCGAAGAAAAAACGAATCCGGCCGCGCTCGTCACGCTCGACTTCAACGGCGCCAAGATCCGAAGCGAAGGCGACTGGACGCACGCGACGGATATGTGGAGGGCGGCCGGCGCTCCCGCGAACAAGCACCCTCGGTTCTGGTTGCGACAGCAAGCAACGCAGAAGTTCGTCGATGCGCTGGCCTCGGATGATGTGAGTCAGGATCACATCATCCGGACCGAGCGCGGTGCCGCGGAGTCTCGCGGCGGCGGCGGGACGTGGTTTTGCCGAGAGTTGGCCATCGCTTACGCGGCCTACGTGGATGCGCCGTTCCACGTCTTCCTCGTCCGCACCTTCCTCGCTGCGACAGATCCACGCCCGACTGACACCGTTCGGATCGCCGCGCCTACGTTCGACGTCGCAGCGCTCGCGAAGCACGTCGCAGACCTTGTCTGCGACCGGATGCGGGCGCTCCCCGCGCCATCCGTCACCGTGAACGCCTACGAGGCCGACGCGTTCGAGGAGGAACGCGGACGCACGGCCGCCGTCGCTGCCGATGTCGTCCTTGCCCGTCTCTTCGTCACCGCTGACCCCGCGAAGCCGATCGGGAAACACGTAGCCAGCGCGATCGCGTCGCAGATCCGCGACTTCGCGCGCATCGAAAGCGCCGGGCTCGTTCCGGGAGCCGAGGGCGGCGCCCCCGCCGCGCGTGAGGCGATCTACCGGAGCCTCGTTTCGCGTGCGCAGTCCGACATGCGCGAGGCGGTCAGGTGTGGGCGCGCGGCATACGCCAAACTCCCCGGCGTCTACCTCGCTCCGATGCGGGAATGGCTCGGAGTGTGGGGCGCTCGTCTCGCGAGGGAGCACAGCAAGCCGCCGACCCCAGCTGAGCAGCGGACGCTCTTCGTCGTCGCCAGCAACGACTCGTCGAAGCGCGGCGCCTAAAATGTCGCGCGCTCCGCAATCTCGCGCCACCCGCGCCCCCGCCGCCCCGCCCGCGCGTCCGCGGAGGGTGGCGTGTGCCTGGAATTTGAAAAGGAACACATCATGTCCGAAGAAAAAACGAATCCGGCCGCGCTCGTCACGGTTCGGTTTCACGACGACGACTTGCTCGCGGTGCGTGACGAGCGCGGGGTTTGGGTATCGATCAAGCGCGTCTGCGAATCGCTGGAAGTCGACTACTCGACGCAGCTTGCGCGGCTGAAGAAAAAGGCGTGGGCAACTATGGGGCTCTGCCCCACGGTTGGATCTGACGGGAAATCGCGCGAGATGCAGTGCATCCACGTCGACGCGCTTCCGATGTGGCTCGCAACGATCGACGCAGATCGCGTCGCCGGCCAAGTGCGCCCGAAGCTCGAGCGCTTCCAGATCGAAGCCGCTCGCGCCCTCCGCGACCACTTCGCTCGGACGGTCGCGCACGATCACCAACTTGCGCGACTCCGCGAATACCTCGCCGAGAAGGCGCTGCCTCACAAGGTCACGTGGAAGGACCGGCTCGTGAAGGAGATCGCCCGGCTGTACGGCTATTCGTACACGAGCGGACGGCACCCCCGGTGGATGGCGAACGTCCAAAACATGCTTTACCGGGCGATCTACGGCGACGACATCGTTGACGAGATCAAGCGGCGCAACCCGACGCCGCACCACGGGTCGAACCATCATCAGCACGTTCGGCACCACGACTTGCTCGAACAGGACTTGCAGATCGTCCACGCGATCGCGATTACCTCGATCAGCGCTCCCGAGTTCTGGCAGCGCATCGCTCACCACTTCCGGCGCGCGATGATGCAGATCGATTGGACGGCGATGCCGATGCTCCCCAAGGGCGGGAAGTAGCGTGTCGAGGCCTCCGCGCGTGACGCGCTCGTCTTCTGCGATGGCCGGGGCTGACGCCACCCGCGCCCCCGCCCCTCCACCCCGCGGCGGCGGCGGTTCCTCGTCGCGGACCTCGTACCCCTCGACAACGATTTCGGGCCGCAGCACGCGGTCGAGAACGCGCGCAACGATGTCGCGGAGCAGCTCGGGCCCGGCGTTGCTGTTCTTCGGCATCGTCCACGGCGGCACGTTTGCGCTCGTGTCTCGCGCCGAGTTTGAAGCGCTCCACGGGGCGTTGCGATGAGCCGCACGGATAGGTCGGGGACGTTCCGCATTGTCGTTTGCGGCGATGAGGAACGGCAGGGGGATTTGTTTAGCGGTTTGCATGGAGACGATGATGCGGACGCGCGTGCGCATATGCACGAGGTTCCGTGGCCCTCCACAACCGCGCAGCGAACACTTGTGCAGGTAGGCAATCGCGCTCTGCGGTTGGCCTATCGGAATGATAAGCAAATGGCACTGGCTTTTGACCTTGAAGTGTCGCGCACGGTCGCGCGGCGATTGTTGAATGGTGAACGCCCGCTCACCCTCGCGCGCGTTGACGGGTTGCCGCCTTTGAAGCGCGCCCTCGTGCGCACGTTCGAGGAGTTGCTCGCGCGCGGGGTCGGCGAGGATGAGGCGGTCGCGGTTGTGCGGGCGAGGAGGAACGGATGAAAGAGCTCAACGGATACGACTCGTTTATCAAGGCGAAGTCTAAGTCGCTCCCGCTGTGCGGGCTCGCGAAGGTGCCGAAACTGTCGGGCCACCTGTTCCCGTTCCAGAAAGAGATCGTCGCGTGGGCGCTGCGGCGCGGACGCGCGGCGATCTTCGCTGATACCGGGCTCGGAAAGACACGGATGCAACTCGAGTGGGCGCGCCACGTCGCGAAGCACACTGGCGGAAAGGTGCTCGTTCTCGCGCCGCTCGCCGTCGCGCAGCAAACGGTGCGCGAGGGTGCGGCGATTGGCGTCGATGTGAAGTACGCGAAAGACGCGTCGGAGGTCGGCGAAGGAATCACGATCACGAACTACGACCGACTCGCAAAGTTCGACTGCTCCGTTTTCGCCGGCGTCGTGCTGGACGAGTGCGGCATTCTGAAATCGTACATGGGCGCGACGAAGCGGCTCATAGTCGAGTCGTTCGCGCGCACGCCGTTCCGCCTCGCGTGCTCCGCGACGCCGGCGCCGAATGACCACCTGGAGCTTGGGAACCAAGCGGAGTTTTTGGGCGTGCTCACCTCGCACGAGATGATCGCCCGTTGGTTCATTAACGACACGTCCACGATGGGCACGTATCGACTGCGCGGTCACGCGGTCGTGCCGTTCTGGGATTGGCTATCGTCGTGGGCGCGGTGCGTGAGCAAGCCGAGCGACCTTGGACTGTACAGCGACGAGGGCTACGTGTTGCCCCCGCTCGTTCTCAGCAGGGAGATCGTCGACGTCGACGTCAGCATCGATCGCGGCGACAATCTTTTCCGCTCGGCGGACATGTCCGCCACGAGCGTGCACAAGGAAAAGCGGCTGACTGCCGTGGCGCGCGCGACACGCATCGCGGAACTCGTGCTCGCTGAACCTTACGAGCAGTGGATCGTTTGGTGCGACACCGACTACGAGGCCGATGCGCTTACGGAGTCAATCCCCGAGGCGGTCGAAGTGCGCGGACCTCATTCGCTCGAACAGAAAGAATCGCGGCTCGCGGATTTCAGCGAAGGCCGAACGCGAGTCCTCATCACGAAGGCCAAAATCGCCGGATTCGGTTTGAACTGGCAAAAGGTCGCCCGCGTGGCGTTCGTCGGCGCGTCGTTCTCGTACGAGGCGTTCTACCAGGCGATCCGCCGCTGCTGGCGCTTCGGGCAAACACGCGAGGTCAGGGTCTACGTGGCGATGTCGCACACCGAGACTGCGATATGGTCTGTGCTGACGCGCAAGGCGGACGCGCATGACGAGATGAAAATCGAGATGCTAGCCGCCACTCGGCGCGCGGCCGCGAAAGAAGACAACAAGGCCGTCGACTACGATGCGAACTGCGTCGTGCGGCTCCCCGTCTGGCTCATTGAAGGGAAGGCGTCATGAAAATCAAGGCACTCGCCGAACACCACGGCAAAGATTTCGCGCTCTACAACGCAGATTGCGTCGACTTCGCTCGGCAGATGCCGTCGAATTCCGTGCACTTCTCAGTCTACTCGCCGCCCTTCGCTAACCTCTACTGTTACTCGGACTCGGCGCGGGACATGGGCAACTGTGAGGACGACGCCGAGTTCTTCGTGCAGTACGGCTACCTCGTCCGAGAGATGCATCGCGTATTGAAGCCTGGTCGGCTCGTCGCGGTGCACTGCAAAGACCTCGTGAACTACAAGTCGTCGAGCGGCATGGCCGGGTTGCGAGACTTCCCCGGCGACATCATCCGACTTCACCAGGAAGCGGGTTTCGCGTTCCATTCGCGAATCACGATTTGGAAATGCCCAGTCACGGAGATGCAGCGCACGAAGGCGCACGGTCTCCTCTACAAGCAAATCCGACGCGACTCGACGTTCTCGCGTCAAGGGCTCGCCGATTACCTGCTCATATTCCGTAAGTGGGGAACGTCGGAAACTCCCGTCGCAACGGACTCGTCGCGTACCGATGAGATCCTGGCGGAACGAGACGCGATCGAAGCCGTCACTCACACTCACGACTCGTTCTCGCTCGACGCCTGGCAGCAGTACGCGTCGCCCGTTTGGATGGACGTTGACCAAACGAACGTACTGAACGTGCAGCGTGCGCGCGAGAACAAAGATGAGAAGCACATGTGCCCTCTCCAGCTTGACGTGATCGAACGTGCGCTGGCGCTATGGACGAACCCCGGCGACGTGGTGTTCTCGCCGTTCGCAGGCGTCGGCTCGGAGGGTTACGGCGCGCTCATGCACGGCCGGAAGTTCGTCGGCACCGAATTGAAGCGGTCGTACTACGAGTGGGCGATCCGTTTTCTAGAAGAAGCGGCGAAGGGCGACGCTCAAATAGGACTGTTCTCGAATCCCGCGAGTGACCCGCGGAAGAGTGCGGTCGTGAGCGCCGCGCCGCAGTCTTGGGATGACGAGCACGAGGGCGCCGCATGACCCCCCTCGACATCCTCCACATCATCCGCACCCGCATCGCCACCGGCTACACCCAGGGCGCCTGGGCGCGCGATGCGGCCGGCGAGTGGTGTCACCCCGGCGTGCGCTGGGCCGTCGCATGGTCGCTCGGCGGGGCGTGCTCGGATCGGGCGTTCCCGTACATCACGCCGATGCGCTCCATCGTCGCGGCCCGCGTTGCGATTGCCGACGCGATTGGCCTTGAGATGCCCGACGATTTCACGCCGTGGGACGTCGTGAAGCGCTGGAGCGAGGTCGCGGGGCGGACGCAGGCGGAGGTGCTGGCGGCGGTGGATGCGGCGATTGAGGGGGTGCAGCGGTGACGCCCGCCCTCCAATACCTCCGCCTCGTCGCGCTGGCGTGGCGCCTCTCTCACGACGCGCAGGCGAGCCTCGACGTCGTGCGGGATGCGGTCGAGGCGAGTGATGATGCGTTCACGCAGCGGTGGCTCGTGCGGTGGTCGTGGGGAGAAGCTCGGTGGCGTCCGAACGCGGTCGACGTCACGGGCTCGACGACTGGCTGCATGCAGGTTTCGAGCGCCACGTGGGGAACTCCGCCCGAAGACCGCGCGGGTCAAATGGTCCAAGCGGTCGAGATTCTAGCGATGCTTGTCGAGGCGTGCGGGACGCGGAAGCGCGCGCTTCAAGCCTACAGTTCTGGCTCGTGCTCGCGGAAAATCTCGCTCGTCGAAGAGCGCTGCGCCGTCATCGGTGACTGCGAATGACGAACGTCGAGCGCGTCAACCGCGCGTGGCACCTCGGCACCGCTATCGCGCACGTTCGCGGCGCGCGTGAGTCGCCGAGCTTG